CTGGGCCGTCCGATGCAACGGAGGTTCACCGGCGGCAGGGAGTCCGTCGACAGGGTGGCGCGCATGACGACCGGAGAGGTGAGGAAGCATGAGGCACGTGAGGGATGACGGGAGGCCTGACGCGCTTGTGAGGGCCGCGTACGCCGTCGGCAAGGTGACGGCCGCGCTGGCCTTGGTTGCGCTGGTCTTCGGGGCGACGGCGCTCGTCGTGGCAGCGGCGAGGCTGCTGCTAAACGTGGTGGGTTGACGGCATGGCACGAGACGGGAATCACGCCGACCTCGCGGAGGCGCTGGACTTCATAGACCCGGCCGTGCTCGACTACCAGACGTGGGTTGGCGTTGGCATGGCGCTCAAGGAGAGCGGGCTCTCCCGCGAAGTCTGGGACTCGTGGAGCCGCCGCGACCCGGCCCGGTACCACGAGGGCGAGTGCGCAAAGAAATGGGCGGGCTTCGGCCACGGCCACGACAATGACAGACCGCTCGGCAGCGGCACGGTAGCGAAGATGGCCCGCGAGGCGGGCTGGGAGCCGCCCGGCGAGGGCCGGGGGCAGGCGCTCGCCTGGGACGGTGTCATCTCCGGCCCGATGCTCGACCCGTCGTGGGTCGAGCCTGCCGAGGTGACGCCGTCAGACAAGTCCGGGGCGCAGCAGCTCTCCGAGTACCTGCAGGCGCTCTTCGAGCCGGAGGACTACGTGGGCTACTGCATGGAGTCCTGCGAGCGAGACGGGCGGTTCGTGCCCGCCAACTCCGGATGCTACACGCGCACCTGCGGCGACATTCTGCGCGACCTCGACCGCTACGGCGACGTGTCGACGGCGCTCGGCGGCTACGACATCGAGGCAGGCGCGTGGGTGCGCTTCAACCCGCTCGACGGCAAGGGCGTCAGGAACGTCGACGTGGCGGAGTATCGTTACGCGCTCGTCGAGTCAGACGCCGTCTCGCGCGAGCGGCAGCTCTCGATAATCAGAGCGCTGCGCCTGCCGTGCGCCGCCATCGTGGACTCGGGACGCAAGAGCATCCACGCCGTCGTGCGCGTGGAGGCGGGCACCTACGACGAGTACCGCAGGCGCGTCGACGCGCTCTACCGCGTCTGCAACGAAAACGGCCTCGAAGTCGACGGGCAGAACAAGAACCCGTCCAGGCTCTCGCGAATGCCGGGCGTGACGCGCGGGGAATCCATCCAGTCGCTCGTGAGCGGCCCGTGCGGCTGCGCCACGTGGGACGAGTGGTGGGAGTGGGTGCAGTCCGAGAGCGACGACCTGCCCGAGGACTCCCACGCCGACTGGGACGAGCCCATCAGGCTCGCGCCGCCGCTCATCGGGACGGAGGACGCCGGCATCCTGCGCCAGGGCCAGAAGATGGTGTTGGCGGGCCCCTCCAAGGCGGGCAAGTCATTCGCGCTCATCGACCTCGCGGAGGCCATCTGCTGCGGCGGGAGGTGGCTGGGCTACCCGTGCGCCGAGGGGCCGGTCTACTACGTTAACCTCGAGATCGCGGACGAGAGCTTCAGGAACCGCCAGCTCATGGTCTGGGCCGACCGCGAGCGCCAGGGAGACGTCGGGAACGGGCTCAAGTCCGTGAAGGACAACTTCTACCGACTCGACCTGCGCGGGCACGCGGCAGAGCTGTCACAGCTCGCGCCGACCATCGTGAGACGCATCCTCAAGCGAGGGCCGCGCGGCTTCTTCAGGGCCGTCATCGTCGACCCCATCTACAAGGTCAACGGCGGGGACGAGAACGACGCGCGGGCCATCTCGCAGTTCACCAACCAGCTCGACCGCATCTCGCAGGAGTGCGGGTGCGCTGTCATCTACGCCCACCACCACGCCAAGGGCCAGATGGGCCAGAGGAAGTCCATGGACAGGATGAGCGGCTCGGGCGTGTTCGCGAGAGACGCGGACTCCATCCTCGACCTCACCGAGCTGGAGGTGCCGGACGGCGATCGCGGCCGCATCGGCGACGCGACGGCGTGGAGGATGACCGCCACGCTGCGCGAGTTCAGGAGCCCCGACCCCATAGACCTGCTGTTCGAATTCCCACGCTTCTACCGCGACGCCGACGGCCTGCTCTCGCGCTTCGAGGTCGAGGGGGCCGACCCGCTGAAGGCCGTCAACGACCGACGGCGCGAGAGGGCGCTGAGAGACCGCGAGGACAGGGTGTCGGCCATGAGGAGCGCCATGGCGGCGTGCGAGGCGGCTGGCGAGGTGCCGACCCGCCAGAGGGTGCTCGAGCGCATCAACGAGGGGCGCGACGAGGCCGACCGGGTCACCTTCACCCAGCTGCTCCACTGGACGCGTGCGAAGGCCGAATGGAGCCCCATCAGGTGCCGCGACAAGGCGGGTGGCTTCGCGCTCTACGACGTCGAGGCGGAGATGGCGGCATCGCTCGAGGGCCTTCCGGGGGCGTGAGCGAAACCGGTTTCGAAGGGGGTTGCAATGTTCTATACGACATTGCAACCCCCTAACGTATCGTTACTGGGGGTTGCACGGGCTTTGCGTAGTGCAATCCTGGGGGGTTGCACTACCCTTATAAAGGGTATTTGCAATACCCCCCTTACGGGGAGGTCGCCCGCCTCGCAGGCGCGGGCGGCAACCTCCCGCAGACAAGGGGAACAAACGTGCAATCACCTACCACGAACGGATGTTCTTTTTTCGTGCCCATGGCCAAGCCCCCGACCGTGACGGGGACGAACGGGAAGCGCGTGGGGCCACGAGGGCGCGTCTACGACTCTGACGCGCTTGCTCAGGTACGTGAGTCCATGACGGCGCTAATCGCCCCGCACAAGCCGTCTCAGAGGCTCACAGGGGCTTTGTCGATGGAGGTGCGATGGTGCTACCCGCCGAGGGGCAGGCACAGGGCGGGGGAGCCGTACGCGCTCAAGCCCGACATCGACAACTCGTGCAAGCTCGTGCTCGACTGCATGCAGCGGCTGGGCTTCTTCGCCGACGACAGGCAGGTGGCCGAGCTGCACGTGGTGCAGGCGTTCGCCGAGCCGAGCGGCCTCTACGTTGCGGTGAGGGAGCTGCCGAACCCTAACGCTCAGGTTGAGGGTTAGAAATTAATAATGACTCTAGCTTGCACAATACACCGATACGGTATATAATAAGGACAACGAAGCGCAAGGGGCACTTCCAAACCTAGGAGGTTGGTCAAGTTGGTTGAGTGGCTTCGAGAGCATCTGCCGGACGCGGTTCTGGGCGCTGTGGCCGGCGAGGTGCTCCACCAGCTGAAGAAGCTGGCGAAGTGGCTTAAGTCCAGAAAAAAGACCCCCACGAGAGCCGGCAAGCACTTCAGGGAGTCTTAGGCGCAACGGGGTGCCGCCTTTGGGCGGCGCCCTTGCGAGACCAATCGTAGCAGGGAGAACCGATGGTTGACCACATCATTTGGGCCGTCATATTCGCGGCGGCTGCCTTCGCCGCGCACGAGGCGTACGACCGCTGGAAGGAAGGACGGTAGCCATGGCCACCGAGGCGCAGCGCAGGGCCAACGCGAAATACGCGAGGAACAACGTCACGCAGAAGGTGCTCAGGCTCTACCCCGGTGACGCCGATGTACTCGCCGAGCTGGAGCGACACGGGCGCGGGTGGGGCGAGTACGTCAGGCGGCTCGTGCGCGAGGACGCGGCGAGGCGGGCCGGGGAGGCCGGAGTCAGAGCCGAATAGCTCGGGTGACTCGCGCCCCATCATGCGGGGGCATGGCGAGGCGCGTCAGTCACACGGGGAGGCAGCATGGGCGGCGGCAGGATCAGGCAGAACACGAGGAGCTTCCAGCGGCACAAGCGCGAGTTCTTCGAGCGGTGCCGACGCGAGCGGCCGGTCTGCTGGCTGTGCGGCCAGCCCATCGACTACGACGTCGAGCCGGGGACGTCGCCGGACTCGCTGTCGCTCGATCACCGATTCCCGGTCAGCGTCAGGCCCGACCTGCAGGACGACCCGACGAACTTCGAGGCCGCGCACTACAGCTGCAACGTCCGGCGCGGCAACGCCGACCCGCCGGACTCGCTTGGCACGCTCACGCGCGACTGGCTGCACGCGCCGGGCGAGTAGACTAAACGTTAGTTTAGTAATAACAAAAACAGCAGGTAGATGTAGACGAACATAGACTATGGGTAGGGGCGGTAACGGTTATTCTTCGTTAGGTGCCGAACTACTCCCCGCGTGCGTTATTCCTCTCTCCCCGCCGCGTTTTTCGCCGGGTGACCGGCGTCGTATAACGCGACGCAACAGGCTGAGCTTGGCTGAGGAGGGCGGGGCGCTCATGAGCTGGACGAAGGACGAGGCGGCGCGGGCGCGGGGCCTCATGGAGGCGTTCTGCGACGCCGGCGAGGTGGCCGCGACCATGGGCGTCGAGATGGCGGACCTCGACGCCCTGTGCCGCGACGCGTTCGGTCACGATGCCTCGTGGTGCCTCTCGTCGTTCGCGGCCGTGGGCCGTGCTCGCATCCGCGTCACGCTCATGGACGAGGCCACCTCGGGCAACTTCAAGGCGCTTGATCTCGTCGCCCGCGACCAGCTCGGGATGGGGCCGGTCGAGAGCCGCAGGAAGGCAGCTCAGCCAAAAGGCGATGGCAGGGCCGCTGACGATGGCCGCGCTTCGCTCAGGCCGGTCCAGTTCGCCCGCACGCTCCGGGTGGTGGGCGAGTGACGCCCGAGGAGGATGCCGTCTTCTCGACGCCCCTGCCGAATGGTGCAGGGCACACCGTGCCGCGCCTGTGGACGCGGCCGCTCCGTCCGCTCACGCCGGACACGTCGCTCGGCTTCGAGGTCATCGACTACGCCCGCGAGGTGCTGGGCGTCACGCTCAGACCGTGGCAGCGGTGGCTGCTCATCCACGGTCTGGAGCTTCTTGAGGACGGGTCGTACCGCTTCCGGCAGGTGCTCGTGCTCGTGGCCCGCCAGAACGGCAAGACCCTGCTCGCGAGCGTGCTGGCGTCGTGGTGGCTGTTCGTGGACGCCGTCCGGCACCCCGACGTCGTGCCGCCCTTCAAATTTAAAATAGTCGGCACGGCCCAGAACCTCGACATCGCGCGTGAGCCGTGGGCGCAGGTGAAGCTTTGGTGCAACCCCGAGCCTGCCGACGAGGAGAGCCGCGAGCAGGCGGTTCCGGCCCTGCAGGAGGCGTGCGCCAAGGTGCGCGACACCAACGGCGACCAGGTCATCAAGGCCAAGAGCCTCGCGCACTACGAGATTCGCGCCGCCGCCAACGCCCGAGGCAAGCCCGCCGCCCGCGTCCTCATGGACGAGCTGCGCGAGCAGGCGAACGACAAGGCGTGGGACGCCGTGAGCCAGACCACGAAGTCCTTCTGGTCGGGGCAGCTGTGGGCCTTCTCAAACGCGGGCACGCCCGACTCGGTCGTGCTCGTCCGGCAGCGCGACGCGTCAATCAAGCTCGCGAAGTCTCTCGACGACGCGCTCGCGCCGGGTGGAATGGGGGCCGAGCGCTGGCACGAGGAGAAGGACACCGGCCTCGGCATCTTCGAATGGAGCGCCCCCGACGGCTGCTCCCTCGACGACGTGTCCGGGGTGCTCGCGGCCAACCCGTCGTGCGGGTGGGGCGGCATGACGGCCCGCTCGCTCATGGCCGACATGGAGACCCACACCGAGGCGGCCTACCGCACCGAGACGCTGTGCCAGTGGGTGAAGGCAGACGTGGAGCCGTACCTCGACCCGGCCGCGTGGGGGAGGTGCGAGGACGTCGGAAGCTCCATCCCGGAGGGCTCGCGCGTGGTGCTTGCCGTGGACGTCTCCGCTGACAGGAAGACCGCGTGGGTCGCCGCGTGCGGCTACGACGCCGACGGCGTGCCGCACGTCGAGTGCATCGCCCGTCGCGACGGGGTGACGTGGGTGCGAAGGTACCTGCGCAAGGTGCGCGAGGCCCGCCCGGAGTGCCGTGAGGTGGCCCTGCAGACAAAGGGGTGTGCGAGCGCCGACCTCGCCGACGACCTCTCCGAGGACGGGTGGCAGCTCCACGCCGTAGAGGGCCGCCTGCTCGGCATGGCTGCGGGACGGTTCCGCGACCGCGTGGCGTCAGGGGCGCTCAGGCACCCGGCGCAGCCCGCCATCGACCGACAGGCGCGCTACGCCGTGTGCCGAAGGCTCGGAGAGAACGACGTCTGGAGCAGGACGCAGAGCGCGGTGCAGGTGTCCGGCGTGGTCGCCATGTCGGAGGCGCTACTTGCGCTCGAGTGCTGCGAGCCGACGGCCGAGACGACGGTCACGGGCTCCGAGCACCCGCTCACGATCATCTAGGAGGGGCGTCATGGGACTTCTCGACAGGCTCGGTGCGGCAGGACGAGCCTTCATGGGACAAAAGGGCGCGCCCGCGGACGTCGCCCGGCCAGTCGAGTGGCCGACCGAGGCGGAGTTCGGGCCCGCGTCGTACGAGCCTGGCCTCGGCGCGGGCTCACTCTGGCGCACGGAGTACGCCGTGCGCACGGTGGTCGACTTCGTTGCGTCCAACATCGCGAGCCTCCCGTTCCACGCCTACCGGCAGCTCGCGAACGGAGACGTGGCGAATGACTCGACGAGCGAACTGTCCCGCCTGCTCGACGGCCCGAGCGCCGTGCCTGGCGAGACTCGCTTCCGGCTCTTCCACGCCCTCGTGGCGGACTCGATGCTCTACGACCGGTGGCTGTGCCTGCTCGTCATGGACGGCGAGTTCTCCTACAGGCTCAGACGCATCCCGCCCGCGTGCTTCTCGGTCGACTACGACGCCATCGGTGAGCCGGTGCGCGTGCACGTCACGACCGGCGACGGCACTACGAACCCGACCTACGACCTGCCAGACCCTCGCGTGGTGATGTCGCTCGGCTTCGGCGGCGACGCGGGCTCTCCCTTCCCGGTCACGAGCGCCGTGCGGCCGCTGCTCGACGAGGCGCGCGAGCTGGCGCGGTACCGTCGCGAGCTGGCTCGCAACGCCGGGCGCGTCCCGGCCTACGTGAGCCGCGACGCGGGCGTGGCGTGGGCCAGTGACTCCGTGCGCGACGCGTTCGTGCAGGGCCTGAGAGCTTACACGCGCGGCGGGGGCCGCGAGGGCGGGTGGCTGCTTCTCGAGGACGGCATGCAGATCCACACGCTCGACGCCTTCAAGCCGGTCGACATGGCCGACCTCGACGCGCGCGACCGTATTAACGTGGCCGTGGCGAACGCCTACCACATCAGCCCCGAGAACCTCGGTTTCCGCACGGGCAACAAGTCGAGCGTCCAGAGCTACAAGGAGCAGCTGTGGAACGTCGAGCTGCGTCCCTACATCGTAGCCTTCGAGCAGGCGCTCAACCTCACGCTCCCCGTGTCTATGGACGAGCCGGACGTATGGGTCAAGGCCAACCTCGACGCGCAGCTCAGGGGGACGACGAGCGAACAATATCAGGCGCTGAGCACGGCGACGGGACGTCCGTTCATGACGACCAACGAGGCGCGGCGGGTGCTCGACCTGCCGAGCGTCGACGGCGGTGACGACGTCATCACGCCGCTCAACGTCACGGCGGGCGGGCAACCCAGCCCGCAGGACGGCGGACAGACCCAGAACGCGCAGACGGGCTCGAGCCCGAACGGAGGGGAGTAGGCGAGCCATGGACATGCAGTTCAAGAGCTTCGAGGTGAAGGCCGACGCGACCGACGGCGAGGGGACTTTCTCCGGCTACGCTTCGACGTGGTCGCGCGACGAGGTTGACGACGTGGTTCTCAAGGGGGCCTTCGCCGACACGCTCGCCAACGACTACGGCGGAACCGGCGCGGGCATCCCCGTCTACTGGAACCACGCCTACGACAGCCCCATGAACCTCGTCGGCCAGTCACTCTCCGCCGTGGAGGACGAGAAGGGCCTCCTCTTCGAGGGTCGAATCGACACCTCAACCGCCGAAGGCGCGAAGGTCTACGAGCTCCTGAAGAGCGGTCTCGTGCACCAGATGTCAATCGGCTTCATCCCCGAGGAGGGACGCATCGTCACGCCCGACGACGCCAAGTCGCCATTCGACGTGTACCGCGAGATTTCGAAGCTGAAGCTCATGGAGGTCTCCGTCGTGACTGCCGCCGCCAATCAGGAGGCCGAGATAACCGAGGTCAAGCGCGGCCGGGCCATCAGCGCCGCCAACGAGGAGCGCATACGCGCGGCCTATGACGCGCTCGGAGAGCTGCTGGGCTCGCTCGACCAGAAGCCCGACGGCGGCGAGGAGCCCAAGCCCGAGAGCGAGGGCGGGGACGCAACCGCGCCCGAGACCGACGCCGGGGGAGACGGGGCCGACAATCCCGACGAGGGCGAGGGCGACGAGAGCCGCCGCCACGCGCACGCAGCAAAGTCAGCCGCCCGCGCTTCCCGCGCGGCTGAGTTCGAGGCAATCGCCGACTGGTTCGGCGGAACCGACTAGAGGAGGAAAAGGATGCCAACCATCAATGAGCGCATCGCCGCCGAGACCAAGGCGGCCAAGGCCCTTCTCGCCAAGGGCGAGGAGAACCTTTCGGACGAGGAGTTCGCCGAGCTGAAGTCCCATCACGAGCAGGCCAAGGCGCTCGCTGAGCGCGCGAATCTGTTCCGCGAGGCCGCCGAGGCGCTCGACGAGGCCAAGAACCACGCGCCCGTCGCCAAGGCGGCGACCCTCGGCGAGTTCTACGCGGCCGAGCTGAAGGCCGCCGGCAAGTCCGTGCTCGACACCAAGCAGGGTGGCTTCAAGACGCCCGAGTTCGCGACCAAGGCCGCGACCGACACCACGACGGTCGGCAGCGCGTACGGCCCAGCCCTTACCGAGGTCGACCAGCAGGGAGTCCTCCCCTATCGCCGTCCGCTCGTCGTGGCTGGGCTCTTCTCACAGGGCACCATGACCGGCAACACCGTGACCTATCCGGTCTACGGCAAGCTTGAGGGTGATGCCACCACCGTCAACGAGGCTGGGCAGAAGCCCCAGAGCCACTTCCCCAACCCCACCTGGCGCTCCGACTCGCTCGCCGAGATCGCCGTCTGGTGGAAGATTTCCGATCTCATGGCCGAGGATCTGCCCTACGTCGTCTCCGAAATCAACACCGCCAACGACTACAACGTCCAACTCGTGGAGGAGCAGCAGCTGCTCAACGGTGACGGCAAGGGTTCCAACGTGCACGGCCTGCTCGGCCGCGATGGCATCCAGTCCGTCGCGGCGAACGTGACCGGCGCCGACGGCAACGCCCTCACGCCCGCCGAGCGCCTGTTCCACGCCCGCACGCTCATCTCCAACGCCACGGGCTTCGTCCCTGACGCGCTGGTCATCAACCCCCTCGACTACGAGGGCCTGCGCCTTGCGAAGGATTCCAACGGACAGTACTACGGCGGCGGCTACTTCCAGGCCCCCTACTCCGGCGGCACCATGGTTCTCGAGCCGTCACCGTGGGGCTTCGTCACCGTCGTGACCCCCGCCGTGGCCGAGGGCACGGCCGTCGTGGGCGCCTTCAGGGCGGGCGGCAAGGTCTTCCGCAAGGGCGGCCGCGTCGTGGAGTCCACGAACTCGCACGAATCCGACTTCACGAGCGACAAGATCACGTTCCGCATCAAGGAGCGCGTTGCCCTGCAGGTCAAGTACCCCGCCGCATTCGCCAAGGTGGCCATGAGCAAGTCCACAGCGGGCAGCGTCAGTGCCGCCGCCCGCTCCGCCAAGGCGGCCAAGTAACCATGGGGCCGCTCCCGGACATCGTCATCGGCTCGACCGAGCTTGGAGCCGACTTCTTCCTAAGGGCAGCGACCGCCGCCGTGCGCCGCGCGTGCGGCTGGCACGTCTGCCCGTCGGTCGAGGTGGCCGGGAGCGTCCCCACGACCGGCTCGCGCGTCGTCCGCCTGCCGCTCATGAACGTCACGGGCGTCTCGTCACTCGTCATGGGCGGCGATGACGTGACGACATCGGCCATGTGGACGCGAGACGGGCTCGTGGAGCTTCCCGACGCGCCCGCATCGTCCGTGTCCGGCCTGTCCTTCGTCGCCGTCGCGGGATACGACCCGGACGAGTGCCCCGACCTCGTGGCGGTCATCGTGCAGGCGGCGCGACGCGCCCAGAGCGCCCCGGCTGGCTACGTGCGCTCCCAGAGCGTCAACGGCGCGAGCGTCACGTACGGCGGCTCCGAGGCGGGCGCGCCGTCCGTGACCCTGCTTGCGTCCGAGCTGGCGCGACTCGCGCCCTACACCCTCGCGAGGATGCCATGAGCACCGTCGCGGAGATGCTGTCGGGCGATTCGGCCTTCATGTCGGGGTGCGGCACGGTGGCGCGCCTCCGGCCGCGAGAGAAGCCCGACCCGTACAACCCGGACAGGACGAACGCGGACTGGTCAGACCCGGAGCGCGTCGAGATTCCGGGCTTCATCGCGTCCGGAAGTTCCACCGAGGTCACGGACGGGGCGCGGCAGGAGGTCACGTCCACCGCGACGCTCACCCTCCCAGACCGCGCCGCAGACGTCAAAGTGGGTGACCGCATCGAGCCGGTTCCGGCAGACGGCAGGCTCTGGCGCGTGACGGGCTTCCCGGCCCGCGACCGCAGCCCCTTCACGAAGTGGGGCCCCACGACGGAGTGCACACTCGAGGAGGTGCTGGGCTGATGACCAAGCAGCAAATCGGCGTCACCTTCAACGACGACGTCTTCGAGCAGATCCTGAGGAGCGCCGGTATCGAGAACCTATGCCGCCAGAAGGCGGAGCAGGCGCTCAAGGTCGCGCAGTCGACGGCCCCGGTCAAAACGGGCGCGTATCGGACGGGACTCCAGGTGCGCGAGGCACAGCGCGGCCACCGTACGGCGTACCTCGTGGTTGGGGAGGACTGGAAGACGATGCTCGTGGAGTCCAAGACGGGCAACCTAGCCCGCGCCCTCAAGGCGGTGAGGGGCTGATGTCGCAGCTGCTCACTCCGCCCGACCTCGAGGCGTTCCTCTGCGGTTACCTCAGGGCAGTGCTCGGCTGCGAGGTGGCCAACCGACAGCCGTCCGGGTGGGACGGCACCACGAACCTCGTGGTCGTGCGCGACGACGGTGGCGCGAAGACCGGGCCCACGACGTTCGACCACAGCGTCGGCGTCACCGTGTACGCGGGGACGCGGCAGGACACAAAGCCCGCCATGGACGTGGCCAGACGGGCCTACGCGGCGCTCACCAGCCCAACCGTGGCGTGGGAGAAGGGCTCGCCCATAGCAGCCGTCGCCGACGACGGCTGCAACGGCCCCTACCGCGTCGAGGACGACCACGACGCGAGCGCGTGCTACCTCACCGTCGAGTATTCGGTGGTGGGAGAGGTCACGGACACCGAGAACGAGGGCGCATAGCCCGGAGAGGAACCAACATGTCAAGAGACGCGCAGGGAAACGACCTCCAGCAGGTCAACGTCCCCATCACCGGAGCCATCTGCCTCGTTCCGTATGAGGCGGGCAACGTCATCACCGCCGAGATGATCTCCGCCGACAAGCAGGAGCCGAATCTTCCCGACGCCTACGACCGCCTGAAGTCGGCGCTCGGCCTCATCACCTCCGACGGAGGCCCGCAGGACTCCATCGACCAGGACGACCCCATCGAGTTCTTCCAGCAGGGCTACGCCCTCAACGCCGACCCGGTCATCACCACGGCCCTCACGCTCGCCGAGGACAACGCCATGAGCCGTCGCGTGTCCTACGGCACCGACCCGGACGAGAACGGCGTCTACGGCGTGGACACCCTCACGCCCGACGAGAAGTGGATGGCCTACTACGAGGAGACCTACAAGAACGGCAAGGTGCTACGCCGCGCGGGCGTCGTGCAGGTCACCGGCAACGAGCCCGGCCAGTCCGAGCGCGGCAGCGTGAAGGGACGCGCCCTCACGGTGACGTGGCAGTCAGATTCGCTTTACGGCAACCACAAGTTCATCGAGGCCGTCTACGACCCGGCCGCCAAGGCCGCCAAGCGCGTCCAGTCCGTGACGCTCGACAAGCGTGCCGTCTCGGTGGCCGTCAACGCGAAGGCAAAGCTCGCGCCTGTCTTCACGCCGAATGACGCCACCGACAAGACCGGCACGTGGTCGAGCGACGACAGGGCCATTGCCACGGTCGACACCTCCGGCAGCGTGACCGGCGTAAAGGCAGGCGCTACCGTCGTGACGTTCCTCTCGCACGACGGCTCCAAGACGGCGTCCTGTGCCGTCACGGTGACCGCCGCGTCCTAGTGGCTCAAACAACAAGTAGGCCACCCTCCATGGCGACGGGCGCGTTCCTTCGGGTTCGCGCCCGCTTTACGCTCACGGGGGACTCGTGCCCGAAGATGGCGTCACGTGAAGACACGCGAGACCCATGGAGGGCGAGAGATGGCAGAGAAGAAGGGCTACCCGACGTCGGAGGACTTCGAGTCGTGGACTGCTGACGAGGAGGCCGCCGCCGCCAAGGACGCGGCGAGTGCCTACGAGGTGAAGAGCGTCCTCAGGCCTGGTTACGTCACCGAGGGCGGGGCCAAGGAGCCCTCTGTCTTCGTGCTCGCCCCGAGCGGCCACGTCTACCGCTTCCCGCTGGGAGTGTCCATCAGGATGTACGACGCCCTCTCCGAGGCGGGTGACCGGAGCATCGCGGCCCTCAAGGCCATCCTCGCCGCGACGTGCCCCGACGACGCAGACGCGCTGGAGGGCGAGCCGGTCATCGTCGTCAACAACGTCATGAGGGCCTACGGCGAGGCCGTCTCGCGCGTGCAGGGCGTGACGCTGGGGGAATAGCGGGCTTCGCCCGCGTGTTCGCCGAGCACGAGGCGGCCGTCCGCGCCGACTTCGCGCGATGCGGGTGGAGCCTTCAGACGGACTTGGGGTCGAGGCTCAGGTACGCGGACGCGCTCGCTCTGCTGACCGCGCTCGCCAACGACACCACGTCGGCGTTCGGCGCGGAGCTCGCGGGCCTCCGGTACCCGGCGAGCATGGCTGACGCCATCGCCATCACGCAGGCCGTCGGCAAGGACAGCAGGTTCGGGCCTGTCGACGTGACGCGAGGGACGCGCCACGAGTTCAAGGACGATCGGGCCGCGAAGGACGCGAGGTCGAACATGTCGCCCCTCTTCCGGGGGCTGTAGGTACAAGAGGGGAGCGGCGGGCACATGGCAGGCAACGGCATGCAGGTGGGCAGCGCCCACGTCGCCATCATCCCGACCATGGTGGGCTTCCGCTCCACCGTGCGGAAGGAGGCCGTGGCGGCGGGCAAGGATGGCCAGTCGAGCTTCGCCGCCGCCATCAAGGGCGCGGGCTCCAAGGCGGGTAGCCAGCTCGGCTCCGAGATGAAGTCCGCCTTCGCGGCTGGAGCCGGGGACATGGGGAAGGACGCGCTCGCGCCGTTCCAGAAGGACGTCGCGACCGCGTCCGCGTCGCTCTCCAAGGCTCGCATGAGACAGATGGACGACGCGGGCAAAGTACGCGTGGCTGAGGCCAGGCTCACCGAGGCCGTCGCCGAGTACGGAGAGGGCAGCTCCCAGGCGATCGCCGCCGAGGAGCGCCTGGCGAGCGCCCAGCGGAAGGCCGCGTCAAGCGCCGACGTCGTTAGGGCGGCGACCGACAGGCTTCGGACGGCCCAGTCGGCCCTGAAGGACATGCAGGCAGAGGTCGCCGCCGCCATGCATCAGCCCGCATCAAAGATGGGCGGCATGGTCAGCGCCATGGGCAACCTCGCCCGCGCCATCTCCGGCGTGGACATCTGGGGGCCGACCGTCGCCAAGGCCGCGAGCGGGGCGCAGCGCCTCGTTTCGGCGGTAGCTGCGCCCCTTGGCTCCGCCATCTCTGCGGTTCGGGTCACGGCGTCCGGCATCGCCACCGCCATAGGCGCTGGGCTCCAGTCGGCGCAGCAGGCGGCGCAGAGCGCCATGCAGGCCGTCGCGGCAAAGATACCTGCCCCGCTCCAGTCGCTCGCGTCGATGGTCGGGAGCTACCTTGGGCCGGTCAAGACGGCGTTCTCGAGCGCCTTCGGTCAACTCCCCGGAGTTGTCGGCCCCGCGCTCGAGAAGGTCAGGGGCGCGGCTTCCAGCGCCGTCTCCGGGCTCGCGTCGGCGCTCAAGGGCATCGGCACGGTCGTCGGCTCCGTGGCAGCCGCTGGCATCGGTGCCCTCGGGGCCAAGATAGGTTCGCTCGTGCCCGAGGCAATCAGCGCGTCCGACGCCACCAACAAGTTCAAAAGCACGCTCAACTTCGCCGGGCTCGACGGGAGCCAGATTGACGCGCTCACCGCGAGCACGCAGAAGTACGCCGACCAGACCGTCTACAGCCTGTCGGACATCCAGAACGTCACCGCGCAGCTCGCGGCCAACGGTGTCTCCGGCTACGACCAGCTGGCGGAGGCGGCGGGCAACCTCAACGCCGTGGCGGGCGGCAACGCCGACACCTTCAAGAGCGTGGGCATGGTGCTCACACAGACCGCCGGTGCCGGGAAGCTGACCACCGAGAACTGGAACCAGCTGGCTGACGCCATCCCCGGCGCCTCCGGCAAGCTTCAGGAGGCCATGAAGGCCAACGGGGCCTACACGGGCGACTTCCGCGATGCCATGGCCAAGGGCGAGATTACCGCCGACGAGTTCAACAAGGCCATCACGGACCTCGGCATGACCGACGCCGCAAAGGAGGCGGCGACCTCGACCCAGACGTTCGAGGGCGCCATCGGCAACCTCGAGGCGGCCATCACGGGAGGGCTCGTGAAGGTCATCGAGCCGCTGAAGCCGACGCTCACCGCAGCCGTCAACGGGCTTGGCGACGCGCTCACGCCGGTCTTCGACGCCATCGCGCGGGGCTCGCAGGCGCTCGCCGACGCCATCGGCAAGGTCGGCGAGAAGGTCGGCCCCATGGTGAGCGGGCTGTCCGGCTCGTTCTCCGGCCTGTCCTCCGCAATCGGCCCGGTGACGGCAGTCGTTGGCGTGCTCGGCGCTGGCGGTCTCAGCGGGACGCTCGGCGGGCTGTTTAAGCAGATCCCGGTCGTCGGAGACGCCCTCGAGATGCTTGCCAAGCACTTCGGCGCGCTGACCGGCCCGGTCGGCCTGACGGCGGCGGCGATCGTCGGTCTCATCGCAACCACGCCGGAGCTCCAGCAGACCCTCATGGCCGCGTTGGGGACGGTCGGCGAAGCGTTCAATGCGGCGTTCGCGTCGATGCAGCCGACCATCGACCAGCTCGTGCAGACCGTGTCTGGATTCGTCACGGCCGTCATGCCGGTGGTCGTGGAGACCGTGGGCACGCTCATGACGATCGTCGGCCAGCTCTTCGCGGCGCTCATGCCGCTCGTGACGGCCGTCCTCACGCCGCTCATCGGAATAGTCAACGCACTTCTGCCACCGCTCCAGTCCGTCATCACGGCGATAATCCCGCCCCTGCTCACGGCACTTCAGGCGCTCATGCCGGTATTCCAGGCCATCGTCTCGGTCGTGACCGGCATAGTCAACCTCGTTACCGCGCTCGTCATGCCCGTCATCCAGGGAGTTGCCGACGCGGTGACGGCCATGATGGCGGTGGTGGCGCCGCTCATCCAGCAGCTCGCCGACCAGTTCGCGGCGCAGATGCCAGCGATTGCCGGGCTCATCCAGTCGCTCACCCCCGTTCTCGAGTTCCTCGCGCAGGTCGTGGGAACCGTCGTCTCCGGCGTCGTGGGCTTCATCGACGGCGTCCTCGTGCCGACGTTCCAGGCGCTCGCCCCGGTCGTGTCCGACGCGATCGGTATCGTCAGCAGCGTCATCGGCACGGTCGTCGGCGTCGTGCAGGGCGTGGTCGATCTCGTGAGCGCGCTTATCCACGGTGACTGGCAGGGCGTCTGGGACGCCGTCGGCAACATCGCCGACACGGCGGTGCAGGGTCTCGGGAACATACTCGGCGGCATCTACGACATGGTCATGGACGCCGTGAGCGGGGCCGGCGACTGGCTGAAGGACGTTGGCAAGAACGTGGTCAACGGCTTCTGGAACGGCATAAAGAGTCTCGGCGGGTGGCTCCGTGACCATGTCGGCGCCTTCTTCGGCGGCCTCGTCGACGACGCAAAGAGTGCCCTCGGCATCCACTCGCCGTCACGCGTCTTCCGCGACGCCGTGGGCGTCTACATCCCGGCGGGCGTCGAGGCGGGAATTGATAGGGGCATGCCGTCGCTGCTCCAGACAGTCGACGCCATGGGCGACGCCGCGTCAGACCGGGCGAGGGTGGCGGCGACCGCGACGACAGGGCTAGGCGGCGGCATCCCGGATACCGGCACGATCGGCTCGGCAACGGGCGGCGTGGACGCGGAGGTCATCGTCTCGGCCATCGTCGAGGCGCTTGGCCGCATCGGGGCGCTCAGGCTTGATGCGGACGCCCGCTCGCTCGCTCTCTACCTCACGCCGGAAATCGACAAGCAGGCGGGGCGTCTCGCCGCCATGGGGGTGTAGGTTAATGGGAGTCATCGATACGACGGGAATCTTTTCGCGCAGACGTCTGCCTGTTGACGATGGGTCGCTTACGGTCAACGGAATCAGGCTCGGCTCGCTCGGATGGTGGCTCACGTCGGGCGCTGTCGAGGTGGCTGATGCAACGCCCGTCACGTCCTACGCCGACATCCCTGGCATGGGCGGCAGCGTCGACCAGACGCTCACTGACGAGATGGGCTACGCCTACACCGGCAGGCGGGCCGTCACGTGCCATCTCCGCACGGTCGGAAACGAGGTCGATGCCATCGACTCGATGGAGCGACTCGCCGTTTTCCATGGTGCCGATGTGCGCCTGCGATGGCGCGGGCTGCCAGGAGCCTTCGTCGGCCGTGCCCGTCTGGAGAACCGCGCTGACACATGGAGCCGTGGTCGTTACGCCTTCACGGAATGTGACCTCGTGGTCGATGCGGCTCCGTTTCTGGTGGGTGATGCCGTTTCGGTCGTCCTGCCGAATACCTCGCTCGCCATCGACGGCAACCGACCGGCGTGGCCCGTCATCTCCTTCGTGACCTCGGTTCCGTCAACGCGCGTGGGCGTCTCCGACGGCCGCGGGCATTCGGTGATGATACAGAGCGGCGCGTCGATTTCCTCGGGCTCTCGCGTCGTCATCGACTGCGCGGAGCACGTCTGCACGATCGCCGGGAACAAGGTCATGCCGACCCTCGCCTCGGACTACTTCCCAATTCTTCCGGGCAAGCCGACGCTCTCGCTCACGTCGGCCACGAACGCGACCGTCACATACTCACCTGCGTGGATGATTTAGGAGACCGCCGATGCGATTCATGAGGTTCGACCGGAAGAGCGCCTACATCGCAGACCTCACGCCCATCCAGGCGAAGAGGACGCGCAACGTCGACGGCACGGACAAGCTCCAGCTCGTGACGTTTGACGAGCTTGACAAGGGTGACCGCGTCGTGGCCAGGGACTCCATGGGTCGATGGTGCGAGTGGGTCGTGGCGTCCTCCGACGTACAGCGCGCCGACTCGGTGCCGGTGTGCACCGCCAACTGCGTGACGTCGCTCTCCGAGCTCTCGGCCAAGTTCATTCCCGACCTTCGGAGAGGCACTGGCGGAACCATCCGGCAGGCGCTTTCGAAGGCCATCCAGGACACCCGGTGGACGGAGGGGTCACTCGCGGGCGGTACGGCCGACTACAGCTTCTACCACGTAAGCGCGCTAGAGGCTGTCCAGTCCATCTGCGACGCCTTCGGCGTCGAGGCCTATGCCACCGTGACGCTCAACGCGGCGCAGACGGCCATCGCGTCACGACGGGTCAATCTCGTGTCGCATCGTGGCAGCGAGACCGTCATGAAACGCTTCGAGTACGGGCGCGACCTCACGGACATTCGCCGCACCATTGCATCCGACGACGTGGTGACCCGGCTTTACGGCTACGGCAAGGGAATTGAGAAGGCAGACGAGGAGGGAAACGCCACCGGCGGCTACTCGCGAAAGATAACCTTCGAGAAGGTCAACGGCGGCAGGGCCTACGTCGAGGATACGAGCGCGCTTCAGGCGTGGGGCATCATGGGCGCGGACGGAGTGATGCAGCACGCCGAGGGCGTCTTCGAGGACTCTGAGTGCGAGGACCCCGCCAAGCTGTTCGCCGAGACCAAGGCCGCGCTCAAGGTGCGCAGCACGCCGACCGTGAGCTACGAGGCCACCGTCGCGGCCCTCGGGCGCGCTGGCATGGACGCCGACGGTGTGGACGTCGGCGACGCCGTGCAGATCGTCGACACCTCCTTCCCGTCCCCGCTCAGGCTCAACGGCCGGGTGCTCGAGATTGAGGAGGACATGCTCGGTTCGCTCGCCGACACTACCATCACGCTTGGTAACGTCATCGAGAGCGCACGAAAGCGCTCGCAGGCCGTGCAGCAGGCGCTCGACCAGCTCACCGGGCACGCGAGCAGCTGGGACGAGGCGGCGACGCTCGGCAGCGATTACCTTAACGGCGTCATCGACGGCCTTAACGGCGTTCTCAACCAGACTGGCGGATACGTCTACCTCAAGCAGGGGCAGGGCCTCTTCGTCTACGACCGGCCCGAGGACAAGCATCCGACCATGTGCGTCCAGCTAGGCGGCGGGTACTTCCGCATCGCCGACGGGAAGAAGTCGGACGGCTCGTGGAACTTCCGCACGCTCGGCAACGGGCACGGCCTCGTGGCCGACGCGCTCTACACCGGCATCATCCGTGGTGGCTCGAACTCGTGGAACCTCACGACCGGCGACCTGACCTTCAAGCAGGGCTCCATTACGATCAACGGGCCAAGCGGCACGCAAGTGCGCATCGACGCAACGAACGGCTTCAAGATTTACCAGAACGGCCTGTTCATAGGCGGCATCGAGATCGTCGGCGGCAAGGCGTATATGAGGGCATCTAGGGCAGGCGCGAGCTCTGTCAACTACCTCACCACAGGCATCTCCGATGATAACTACCCCGCGTTTGACTTTGTCTCGGGCGGCGATCAGATCATGAGCGTCCGCGACTTGACTGATGAGGCCGTGGGGTTCACGGTAGGCGGTAACTACTTTCTCGAGGCGATCAAGCATTACTCGACCGGGAACTCAGGCAAGCCTTACATCATCATCGCCGCGCCCAATTCCGGCGATTCCAGCAATTTTACGGATGGCAGCCCCAGCCTATGGCTTTCCAAGGACTCGCACGTCTCGCTCGCGCTCAACGACTCCACTTTCGTCGAAATGCTCTCAGATCGGGTCGTGCTGCAGCATGACCCGACACATTACCTGCTCATCAACTCACAGGGCATCCAGTGCCGTTGTGGCAACAAGGGATTTGGCTGGATCAACGGAAAGTTCAGCGACTCGCTGACTTGGCCTCGCTGACTTGGAGCTAGACAAGAGGGGAGGGCATCATGACCAATTCCGACCTTGACCGCATGGCGCATATGGCCGACGGCACATTGCCAACGGAGTCGTATGACGACAGCGGCCCCGATGGCCAGATGCGTGCGGCCATCACCGAGATGGCCGGGCAAGTGTCCAGGGCAGCTCAGTCCGTGGACGCGCTGGCGAAGCTAGTCACACAACTATTTTCGGCACAGAGACTTGAGGAGTAGACCATGGCGGCTCTCGACAACTACCGCACCATCGACGTCAGGGCTGACCTCGCCAACGACTGGCAGTCCGGCATCATCCTCAACGGCGGCGACGTGGGCGGCAGGCGCATCCGCTTCGCTGTCACCGACAACGGCGCGACCGTCAGCCCCACCGGCATAACTGCCCGCCTTGAGTACGACGCAGGCCCCGGCAAGACCGGATACACGACCATGACGAGCGTATCCAGCGCATCCACCGCCACGTGGGTGGCCGACGTGCCGCCAGCGGCGCTCTCGGGCAGCTCTACCGTTACCATGGCAGTCGCGCTCTACCAGGGCGACAAGGCCGTCTGCACGCGCAGCTTCGCTGCCGAGGTCGATGCTGCCGCGCTGCGCGTCGCTGACACCAACGTGCAAGACGCGATGCAAGAGTTTCGAGACGCGGTGTCCCGCGTGGGTTACTTTTCTGACAAGGCACAGCTCGCCGAAGCACAACGGCAGGTCAACGAAACCCAGCGAGTCTCTGCAGAGACATCCCGCCAGAGCGTCGAGGCCCAGCGAGTCTCCGCCGAGACCGCCCGCGCGGCTGCGGAGCGCGAGAGGCGCGAAAGCGAGACCGCCCGCGCGGCTGCGGAGGCCAAGCGCGCGACCGCCGAGACCGCCCGCGCGGCTGCGGAGGCCAAGCGCGCGACC